ATTAATTGTCCCCCCTAAAGTGTCGCATCTATGTAAGCACGACTCACGACTCTATGACCACCGCATTTCAGACAGATCTCACCGATACTACCTACAACGGTTGGACAAACTATGAGACCTGGAATGTAGCACTCTGGATCGGAAATGATCAGGGTCTGTATCACTTAGCAAAAGAGGCAGGTGATTATCAGACTTTTGTAGATTGTCTGCTGGCGCCTACATTTAGTGATGCCACGACTGATGATGGTGTCATGTGGAATGACCCTAGAATTAATGTTGTTGAACTCAATGAAATGTTTGAAGAACTTTGATACTTAGCAGCGGGGCAGTTGTTGACACTCTGCCCCGGATCTGGTATACTGAGAGATAACACCTCCGAAACACAGTTAGGGCGGCGGTTGTTGTTATCGTGCCGGGGCGCGATGCCGTATATAAAAACGACTAACTACCCTAACCTACAGAGGTGACAATTCGCGAGTGATATATAATTGAACTTTTAAATACATCAGCAGAAAAAAAATTCCGCCAAAAAATTTTTATGGAAAAGGTTTATCACATCTATGCAAAGAAAGAATGTTTATATAATAATCTAACAGAAACACAATTCAATGATACATGGGAAACCCTCAAGGGAATGGTTGGTCTAATGAAGACTGATTATGAACTTGAGGATTTATCATATGAGGAGGTATTTCGCTCCCAAGGGGGAGGTTCGGGAAACTTCAATGATCCACCTGGGTGTGATTCATATTGACTTTATACATACTACACGTTATAATTGATCTGAAGGTTAACTCAAGTTATGGCTAAAGGATTCACGGTAAAAGCAAAAACGCCCACAAAGAAAAAAGAAGAGTGGGATATTCCAGCAATCAAAGAAAGGATGAAAGGTAAGACAATTGTATTTTGTCTGCCCGGTCGAGGATGCTCATATATTTTTCTGAAGAACTTTGTACAACTGTGCTTTGATATGGTACAGTCTGGTATTGCCATTCAGATTAGTCAAGACTATTCGTCAATGGTAAACTTTGCACGTTGTAAGGTTCTTGGAGCAAACGTACTGCGTGGACCTAAGCAAATTCCTTGGGATGGTAAGTTACAGTATGATTACCAACTATGGATTGACTCGGATATTGTCTTTGACACTAACAAGTTCTGGCAACTCTGCGATCTTGCATTCCCTGCTGAAGGAGAAGAGAAAGAGATTGTTGCAGGATGGTATGCTACAGAGGACGGCACGACTACCTCAGTAGCACACTGGTTGGAGGAAGATGAGTTCCGAACCAATGGTGGAGTAATGAATCATGAAACTGTTGAATCCATCTCTAAACGACGCAAACCATTTACCGTAGATTACACAGGTTTTGGATGGGTATTAATTAAGAAAGGTGTTTTTGAAGGTCTTGAGTATCCTTGGTTCGCACCTAAGATGCAAGTCTTTGAATCTGGTAAAGTTCAGGACATGTGTGGTGAGGATGTCTCATTCTGTCTTGATGCTAAGGAAGAGGGATATGAGATCTGGTGCGACCCTCGGATTCGTGTTGGGCACGAAAAAACTCGTATTATCTAACCGCGTTACTCGGTACACATTATAAGGAGATTACACATGGCAATTATGAAAGGTGGCGGTTATATTGAAGGTCGCCCGAAAAAGTCTCGTCAAGGTTCAGGAAAACACACTAAGATTTCCGCGACCTCTCGTAACGGAAAAGAAAAAAGGTATAGAGGACAAGGTAGATAGATAGTAAGAATAGTGAAGTTTTTCTATGGCTTGCTTGATTGCTAATTTACCCTCTTATGAGGTATGGGTTCGTAAGGAATATCTTACAGACCATCAAAGTGGACACGGTGAATTTGTAAAAGGCGTCTGGGTATCGGTTAAATCGATTCCTGGGCGTGCTTTTTATTTTGAGACATATTTACCAGAATATGCGGCAATGTATGATAAATTGCCTATTAGTGCATTTGTATCTGAACCAAAGAAACCAGAACCTGATCTAACATTACATAACTTACAGTTCTGGAATTGTATGGATTATGGTGTAACTGTAGTACAAAAGCAGTTTATTGGTTCTATGCATTATGAGGTGTATACACGCGATTTTGGAACACAAACTGGAACTTATATTTGTACAATTGATAACTATCATCAAGATCCTGATGTAATTGACTATGCAACAAGTGAAAATCCATCAGAACATAAGTCACATAACCTGATTGAACTTGATAATGGTCAATTTGCACTGTATCCTAATAACAGAACACGTATTTTTGATAACTCTTTAACACCAGAGACGCCAAAAATGCCAGATTTTAAGGTTTCGACCATTTATTATCAAGTTGAGAACGGTCATGACCGTGATGGACTTGGAAATGATGAAAATTATTTTTGGAAAACTGCGAAAGAACGCAAAAATAACGACAATTTACCCGAATTTTAGAAAAATGACCGATTTTTTAGACAATTTGGCAAATGATCAATACCAAAAAATGCTTCGTGAGATTGCAAATGATGATTTGACACCCAAAAAACGCGATTCTTTAAAAGAAACTGAGATTTTTGAGAGTGAAGAGGAAACTTCTGTTACTCCTCCACAAACTCTCAATGAATTTTGATTTATACCCTAATAAATAAGTAATAATTGCTGTATTTTTGTGCCTCTACAAAGGGTAAGTCAAGGTTTTAAGGATATTAGTATGTCATTCTTGAGTAATCCTCTGAATGACGATTTAATTGCACTTAAAAATGAGCAATCAATTGCTCGTTCAATTAGAAATATCGTTTTTACCTTCCCAGGAGAGAAGTTTTTTAATGAAAGTTTTGGATCGGATGTTTCTAGATCACTTTTTGACAATATTGACGATTTGTCAGCATCTACATTACAAGATCAAATAGAAGAATCTATTAAACGTTTTGAACCAAGGGTAAATTTAAGACAAGTTCGTATTATACCCAATTTTGATAATAATGCATATGATGCAATTGTCGTTTATGACATTGTTGGAATTGATGTTCCAGCACAGGAATTAGAATTTGTTTTGCAAGCAACTAGGTAACAATGCCACTAGTCAATTTTTCAAATCTGGACTTTAACCAGATTAAAACAACACTTAGAGATTATCTAAAGTCAAACTCTAGTTTTACTGACTATGATTTTGAAGGATCTAACCTCTCTACGATTTTAGATGTCCTGGCATATAATACCTATATTACCTCATATAACGCAAACATGGTTGCGAATGAGGCATTTATCGATAGCGCAACTTTAAGAGAAAATGTTGTTGCATTAGCAAGAAATATTGGATATGTACCACGTCCTAGAAAGGCAGCCAGAGCAACTATATCCTTCTTTATCAATACTTCTAATATAAACCCCAATCCAGTCTCTATAACCCTTAAGAAGGGTCCTGTAGCAACCTCTGCAGGTGCTTTTGGTAATCAATCTTTCGTGTTCTCTATTTTAGAAGATATTACCGTCCCTGTAATTGATGGTATTGCTACATTCGATGAATTACCAATTTTTCAAGGCACTTTATTATCAACAGAATTTACATATAGTGCTAGAAATCCAAATCAAAGATTTATTTTAAACAATATTGGTATTGACACTGCTTTACTAAGTATTGATGTAAAGGCAAACGAGCAATCAACGCAAAGAGTTAAATATTCTCTCCAAGATAGTCTTTTTACCGTTGAGTCTGATTCTCGTATTTACTATATTCAAGAAATTGAAGATGAAAAGTATGAGATTTTCTTTGGTGACGATGTTTTTGGAAAATCACTAGAAGAAGGCAATTTTATCACTGCAAACTACATTATTAATGATGGAGATAGTGCAAATGGTGTTAGTTCCTTCAATTTTTCTGGGAGATTAACATATACACGAAATTCTAGAGAATACACAGTAACAGATGGCATCTCTTTTGTAACTACTGGATTAGTTGCCTCTGGTGGAGAGAGTATTGAAACTATCTCATCTGTTAAAAGGTATGCTCCACGCATTTACGCATCTCAAAATAGAGCTTTGACCGCAGATGACTATGAAACTTTAATTCCGTCAAAGATTTATCCAGAAACTGAATCAATTTCTGTTTTTGGTGGTGAGGACTTGATTCCACCGCAATATGGAAAAGTTTTTATTAGCATTAAACCAAGATTTGGTGATTTCTTACCAAACCTTGTAAAACAAAATATTAGAAATCGCCTCAAGCAATATGCAGTTGCTGGAATTGTTCCAGAAATTTTAGATTTAAAATATTTGTACTTAGAAGTTAATTCTAAGATCTATTATAATTCAAATCTAGCACCAAGTTCGGAATATGTCTCTACAAATGTTCAGGACAATGCAAATAAGTATTCTGAGTCTTCAGAACTTAATAAGTATGGTGCTAGATTTAAATATAGTAAATTTTTAAAAATTATTGATGATAGTCATGAGTCAGTGACTTCTAATATTACGAATATCTCCATGAGAAGGGATTTGAGAGTTGTTACCAATACATTTGCCGAATATCAAATTGGTTTTGGTAATGAATTTTATATTAAGAGAATGAGTGGATATAATATTAAATCTACCGCATTTAAAATTGCAGGAGTTCCAAATAATATCTATTTGGGAGATTTGCCAAACACAAACAGAATTGATGGTAGCTTATTCTTCTTTACTGTTCCATCTGTTAACTCTACAAGTCCATCAATCATTAGAAGAAATGTTGGAACCATTAATTATAAAAAAGGAATTATAACTATTAACCCGGTTAATATTTTAGCTGGAAAAATTAAGGATGGGCGACCAATTATTGAAATTTCTGCTACTCCACAATCAAATGATGTCGTCGGATTACAGGATCTTTATTTGCAACTAGATATAAGTAATAGCACGTTTGATACTGTGGTTGATAGTATATCTTCTGGTCTTGATCCCTCTGCATCTACATATATTTCTTCTTCTAGTTACGGTAACGGATCTTTGGTTCGTGAAAGCGGTGTTATTGGAACGGTAAATATAGATGGACTATCATCAGACGCTACAACCAGAACAATAGCAACAACCACCACTACCACCACCACTACACCTAGTGGAACAACTACCACAACAACTACAACTCCAACCACAACTCCTGCGTCTGGTGGTGGTAGTCAAACCGGTTCCTCTGGAGGGTCTACAGGGTCCTCAGGCGGTTCCTCAGGCGGCGGTTCATCCTACTCTTACTAAGAACGTAAAATAATAAAATGGCAGAAAAGAGAGTTCAATTTAGCAACGTAGTTCAGAATCAAGTTCCTGCGTATGTAAGGGATGAATTTCCAAGAGTTGTAGATTTTTTAAAGCAATATTATGTTGCTCAGGAATATCAAGGTGGTCCTATTGATCTTGCTCAAAATATTGATCAATATTTAAAAATTAATGAAACTACCAATTTAACAGATTCCGTTATTCTTGGTAGTGACATTGAAATTTCAGATACTACTATTTCTATTGATCTTACAAAATCTCCTACCGGAACTATTGGGTTTCCAGAGTCTTATGGAATCATCAAGATAAATGATGAAATTATTACATATACCGGAAAGACTGATTCTTCTTTTACTGGATGTGTAAGAGGATTTGTTGGTGTTACAACTTATAGAGATCAAACAAAACCAGAACAATTAGTTTTTGAAGATTCTATTGCAGCAGATCATGATGCTGGATCTAGCATTAACAATTTAAGCATTTTATTCCTAAAAGAATTTTTAACTAAAACAAAATATCAGTTGACACCTGGATTTGGTAATAGAACATTAACTCCAAATCTCAATCAAAATGTTTTTATTAAACAATCAAAAGATTTTTATCTTAGTAAGGGAACTGACAGATCTTTTGAGATTTTATTTAAGGCATTATACAATGAAGATGTAACTATTGTAAAACCAAGAGATTTTCTTCTCACTCCATCAAATGCTGATTTTAGAATTGTAAATCAAATTGTAGTTGAGGCTGTAGAGGGTGATCCTGTAAATCTCGGTGATTCTGTTCTCAGACAAGACACTTATGGTGATCTTTTTACAACTGCATATGCACCAATTACTTCTGTTGAAAAAGTAAATGAGGGCATAGGTAAAACTTTTTACAAACTTAGTATTGACGCTGGATATTCTAGAGATATTGGTGTTGATGGTGCCTTGTATGGAAAATTTTCTGCTCACCCCAAAACTCAAGTAATTAGTCAAGTATCTTCTGGTTCTTCAATTGTTGATGTTGACTCAACTGTTGGATTCCCCACCAAGGGAGAATTGTATGTAAATTACACTGATGAAACTGTCGGAGTGGTTTCTTATACATCTAAATCATTAACTCAGTTTTATGGATGTACAAATATTGATTCTACAATAAAAAGAAGTTCAAGTATTGGAATTAATACTTTTGCTTATGGAAATTCTTTTGTAGACGCATCGGAAATTATTAAGGTAAGAATCAGCTCTGTTTTAAGCAACCTTTCTATATCAGATAATACCCAGTACCTGGAAAAAAATGACAAACCAATTATAAAAACTTTAGGATCTAAAGCAACAGATTCTATTTCTAAAAACTGGGTATATAATGTTCCGACTTTATATAAAGTAAAAAGTTTAGAAATTATTGATTTATCTGACCTTACATATTCTGTAGTTCTTACAACAGAGCATTACTTTAAAATTGGAGACTCAATTACAATTATTGATGGTAATAGTGGTGCTGAAAAAGGTTCATCAGTGGTTGCAGTTCCATCTGCAAATTCCATCACTGTAAGAGGTCAGGGACAATTAAATGCGAATGCGTCATTTAAGATTAGAAGAAACATTCTAAAAGGAAATTCTAGTGTATCCCCATCTGCGGTTGCGTATTCTGCAAACGTTCAAAATGTTTATGTTGGTTCTCCAAATTCTAGGGAGAAGCAATCTAAAATTCTTGTTTCCTCTCCATCAATTCCTTTTTACAATGCACAACCGTTAGAAGTAACAAATAGATCTGTTACGTTCTCTGGGACATTTGTAAGTGGAGAAACTGAACTACAAATTACTTCAACTAATGATCATGGATTTTATAGTGGAGACGCAGTATATTACACACCAGAAAAAACCACTGAGAAGTTTATTGATGAAAGTGGAGAAATTGATGAAAGAACCGTTGTAAATTCATCTATTCTTACAGAGGGTCTTTATTTTGTAAAAAGAGTTAGTTCTACAACAATTCAACTATCTAAAAGTAGAACTGACATTTATAATTCTACTTTTGTATCTCCATCAGGTACAGTAACAGTAACAAATAACAACCTTGTTCCATATAATTTAAGAACTAGATCTTTAGAAAGTCAAAAATTATTAAGAGAAGTAAGAACACCAAATTTTGATGGAAATGTTTATGGAACGGAACCAGGATTTACTGGAGTTCTTGTTAATGGTGTAGAAGTAGCAAATTATAAATCAAATGATATTGTTTATTATGGAAAAATAAATGAGATTGAAGTTCTTGCTCCCGGTGACGGATACGATGTCCTAGTTCCACCATCCTTAAGCATTGCTGATCCAATAGGAACTGGTGCTACAGGTTATGTGGCAATATCTGGATCTCTTGATGAAATTAATTTATTAGACTCTGGATTTGATTATGAAACCACACCAGTAATTAAAATAACTGGTGGAAACGGATCGGGTGCCACAGCATCCGTAAGGATGAAGTTGATCACTCATGAGATTTCTTTTAACTCTCAGATTGAAGGTGGTGAAATTAATTTAACAAATTCCACAATTGGTATTGGAACATATCATAAGTTTAAGAATGCAGAAAGAATAGTATATGATCCAGATGGACAGAGTGCAATTGGTGGCATAACAACAAATTCTTCTTATTTTGTTGGCGTTGTCAATACAACAACAATTAAACTTTTTGAAACTGAAAGAGATGCAATATCAGGTATAAACACCGTTACCTTTACAACTGCTGGTTTAGGTAAGCATAAAATTAAATCTTATAATAAAAAACAAGTAATCTCCTCTATAACAGTTATTAACTCTGGAGATGGATATGAAAATAAGCAGAGAACTGTTGCAACCTCGGGAATCAATACTGCATCAAATCAAATTTCAATTAAAAATCATGATTATAAATCTGGTGAAATTTTAAGATACACTGCTGGAGATTCTTCCATTAGTGGATTATCTGATGGTTCGGATTATTATGTAACTAAAATTGATGATAACAATTTTAAACTTTCTAGTGTTGGTGTAGGATCTACAACAAAATCATATTATTACCAAACAAAACAATATCTTGATTTGTCTAGTGTTGGTTCTGGAACACATTCATTTAATTATCAACCAATTACAGTTTCTGTGAAAGGCAAGGTTGGAATTTCATCCGTAGGAACAGAGACTTTTGAAGCACAGATTCAACCTATTTTTAGAGGATCGGTAACATCAGTTCATTTATCAGATACTGGTGTTGGATATGGATCTTCTGAGATTGTTAATTTTAATAGACCTCCTTTAGTCACTTTAATTTCGGGGAGTGAAGCACAATTACAACCAATCGTTGTTAATGGAACAATTGTAGAGATATTGGTTCTTAATAGAGGAAAACTTTATAATTCTACTCCAAATATTATTTTAACTGGTAATGGCGTTGGTGCAGTTGCTGTACCTGTAATGTCCAATGGTCAAGTTTCTTCAGTGACTGTGCTTTCTGGAGGAACAGGATATCTTCAACAAAACACATCCGCATCAATTCAGTTCCCAGGTGCAGGTGCAGAATTATCTGGTAAGGTTCAAAACTGGAGAGTAAATTTATTTGAGAAACATTTTGAAAGTTATACCAATGATGATGGATTTCTTAGAGTTGGTGTTAATGATAATTTTGGATTACAATACTCACATCTCTATGCTCCTAGAAGTTTAAGAAAGGCATTAAATTCAGTTGATCAAACTGGAAAAATTCTTTACGGAAATGCTGATCTTAAAATTGCAAACAATGTAGAAGTTGAGTCCTCCGACCACTCACCAATTATTGGATGGGCTTATGATGGTCATCCAATTTATGGTCCGTATGGATATGTTGCTAGAGCGGGTGGTGTTGTTGCCCAAATGAAGTCTGGTTATAAAATTGATCTTAAGGCAAATAGACCACCAACTTCATCTTTCCCTGAAGGATTTTTTGTTGAAGATTATACTCATAAAAATCTTTCTGATGAAACTGTTCTTGATGAAAATAATGGTAGATTTTGTGTAACACCAGAATATCCAAAAGGAACATATGCATATTTTGCTACAATTAATACTTTAACTGTTGACTCTGCTGGACCTTTCTTAAATTTCAAAAGACCAGTATTTCCATATCTTGTTGGTGAAAATTACAAGGGAATTCCTAATGAATTTAACTTCAAACCATCTTCTAATCAGGATTCATTTGATTTAAATAATACTGATTACTTAAGAAATACTGATCCGTATAATTTAATTTCAGAAGATGTTGAATATGAATTCTTACCTTTACCAAATAATCTAAAACAAAATTTAGAAATTTCATCCATTAACCCCGGAGTTCTTGAGAGGGTTGGTATTGTCACTGGAGGAAATAATTATAAAGTAAATGATATTGTTCTGTTCAATGAAGGAGAAGAGGGGGGTGGAACTGGAGCTAGCGCAAAAGTCATTAGGCTTAAAGGGAAACCTGTTAATAGTGTCAGTGTTGCATCTAGTTCTGTAAGTGGCATAGAATTTGTCCCTGGAAATAAAGGAACATATATTGCATTCTCCACAAATCCTCATAATTTTGAAAATAAAGATACCTTAATTGTTTCTGGTCTTTCTACAACATCGTCTCAACTTGAGGGATCTTATAAGGTAGGTATTTCATCCAATGTATTGGTTGTCACTGGTGTAGGAACTACATCTTCTGGAATTGGAACTCTTGGTGCTACCGGAATAGTAACTCATTTTACTGTATCTGGAAACCTCAGTTATCCAACTATAAAAGAAAATGATATTCTTGGTATTGGTACAGAACAAGTTAGAGTTTTAAATGTAGACCAAAAACTTTCTAGAATCAGAGTAATCCGTGCGGTTGATGGTAAGCAGGGCGTTGTTGGAGTATCTCATACAGTCACAACAAAAATATATGAAGTTGGTAAAAAATTACAAATTAACGCAGGATTTAAAACAGATTATGTTTATAGAAGAAATGAGCAAATTTATTTTAATCCGAGCGAAACTGTAGGTTTAGGAACAACAGCAGGTGTCGGGATTGGATCCACGTTATCATTCTCAAATCCTGGAGCAGGAATCACTGAGAAATTTATTCCAACTAAAACCTTATACATTCCAGGACATGAACTCAAAACAGGTGATCGAGTAACATACTCCCCAGGAAATGGTAGCGGTCTTGTTTATCTAGAGAATAGTGTTGGAACATCTAAAACACTTAGCGATGGGACTGATTTATTTGTTGCAAAAGTAACCGATGATTTAATTGGTCTTGCGACAGTTCGTGTTGGGTTGGGAAGCACCGGTGCTTTTGCTGGAATTGGAACTACTGTAAGTTCCTCTACGACGTTATTCTTTAGCGGTATTGGAACTGGTGTATATCATAGTCTTAAAACTAATCATACAGTTCTTACGGGTGAATTAACCAGGAATAAAGTTACTGTTGCCTTAGCACAGTCTCATGGAATTTTAGGTAATCATGTTGTATTCATGGATGTTAATCCATCTATTACAACTTCATTTACGGTTAAGTATAATGATTTTAATAGAAGGGTATTAATCAATCCAAAAGATTTTGTTGCTTCTGGAATCAATACAATATCTAATACTTTTACAATTACAGATCATGGATATAAAACTGGAGATAAAGTAGTTCATACATCTACTACTTCATCTGAAGGATTATTTAATAATAAAATTTACAATATTATTCGAGTTGATAATGACAAATTTAAATTAGCAGAAGACTATTTTAAAGCAACTCAATTTAAACCAACGGTAGTTGGAGTAACTAGCGCATCCTCTGGAACTCTTTCTTTAATTAATCCACAGATTAAAGTCTATAGAGATTCAACTGTTGAGTTTGATGTTTCGGATTCTTCTCTTTCATATACAAAACAAGCTTCTTCATACGCTGCATTTGAACTTAATTTCTATCGTGATAAGTTATTTTCCGAGCAATACGATAAGAATGAAGTCAGCACAACTTTTGATGTTACAAGAACTGGAACTGTAGGTGTAACAACTGATGCTAAAGTTACTCTAAAAGTTAATGGAGATACTCCAAACACTCTTTATTATCGCTTAGATCCAGTTTATGAAAGTGATCTCCCAACAGAGAAATCAGAAATTATCAACGATGATGATGTTTTACAAAACAATCAAGTAGAAGTATTATCCAGTTCTTATAGTGGAACTTTCCCTCTTGGTATTGGAGGAACAAACTTCTTCACATATACTCTGGGAATAACTCCCGAAAGAAGTTCTTATAATTCTTCTACTTCAATCCTATCATATGAAACTAATTGTACTCATACTTATGGTCCAATTTCTTTAGTCGCTATTGAAAATACTGGTAAAAATTATTATAAACTACCCGGATTTAATAGCATAGTTGCTGGCGTAAAAGGATCTCAAATTGGAACAACTGGTATTGGATCTGGAGCTGTTTTAGATACTGCCAGTGCATCAATTGGAAAAATTAAAAATGTAAAAATTCAAGATATTGGATTTAATTTTCAAGTAGATAAAACCATTAGACCTAGCGTACAACTCCCACAAGTTGTTCAGATCATTCCTCTTGCATCATTCCAGTCCGTAGCAATTTCTTCTATTGGAAGAGGTTACTCTTCTGCACCACAATTATTAGTATTTGATGGTAAGACTAACGCGCAAGTTACCGATGTAGATCTAAGTTACACTCTGGGTGATAATCGAGTCACTATATTGAAGAATAGTTATGGCATGAATAATACTCAACCAACTATTCTTCCAATTAAAAACTCAAACGGAGTTGGTATTAGTACAATCGCATATAATGCGACTACAAAGGATGCAACTGTCACTCTGGCAGTTGGATTCTCAACAATCAATTCTTTCCCATTTTCTGTTAATGATCAAGTTCTAATTGAGGGTGTTAGTGTTGGTGTAGGATCCACTGGCAAAGGATTTAATTCTGAGGCATATGATTATAAGTTATTCACGATTAAATCTGTTACAGAAAATCTAGGTGGTATTGGAACAGTATCATTTAGTTTGGATGGATTGCTGCAGAATGGTGAGGTAACTGGTGATTTTAATGCTGCCAACTCAACTGGTAGAATTATTAATAGAAATCATTTTCCAATTTTCACTTCTACATTAAAAACAATTAATTTTGCAGAGGGTGAAACAGTAAAAACAACTTCTGCCACTGGTTCTGTCTCGGGATGGGATAAGCAGACTGGTTTACTTAGAATATCCACCAGTGATGATATAATTGCTGGTGATTTGATTGTTGGACAATCATCCAAGTCTCAGGGAATTGCTTCCTCAGTATTTTATTTTGAGTCTACTTTAAATACAGACACTCTTTCAAAAGTAACTCAGGGATGGCAGACAAATTCTGGTTATTTAAACGATAATCAACAGAGAGTTCAAGATAGTCTATACTATCAAAATTTCTCATACTCTCTTCGTTCTAAAGTTGATTTTGACACATGGAGTGATGCTGTAGGATCTCTTAACCATACCCTAGGATTCAAAAAATTCTGTGATTTCCAAATGGAATCCAAATTATCAGAGGGTTCTAGAAATGCTTTAGTTGTTGGTGTTGCTACAGATTTAACTTCTGTTGAAAATGTCATTTTTATTGAAACTTTTATTGATCTTAATTGTGTAAATGATTTTGACTTAGTTAAAGAGAATTCTAGATCTCAAACAACTATTGTTTCTGACGAAATATCGTTTACTAGCAAAGTTCTAACTGATTTCTTTGAATCTGTTGGTAATAGGGTTCTATCTATTGATGACTTTAGCAATACTTTTAATAGTAATCCAAGACCAACTGCTTTCAGTATCTCAAATAGTTTTGATACCACAGAGGTCAGGGCACAAAAGTATATCACATATGTAAAGGACAGAAGATTTACTGCTCAACGTCAGTTGATGATTGTTGATCTTCTCCAAGATGGTGCATTTGGTTACATAAACCAATATGGTCGTGTTGAAACAACATATGACCAAGGAACTTTTGACTTTAATATTTCGGGTACAACTGGACAACTTCAGTTCTTCCCAGAGAAGTCTTCGGTCAATGACTATGATATTACAGTTCTTTCTTATAATCTTGATGATAATCTTCTCGGAGTGGGAACAACTGGAATAGGTCCTGTTCTGATTGACACCAAGAGTGTTGCTCTCAATTCAGGATCAACGTCAAGTCTTGTTTCAATTGCTAAGACTTATAGTTCTGTTAAGTTGATGGTGGAAATTACCCCAGATATTAACAGAACAGAGTTTGCATATGACAACATCAATATTGTACAAGATGGCACAAATGTTTCTGTTCTACAATATGGAGAACTAACAACTACTCTTGGAGAACGTTCTTATATTGGATATGGAACTTATCATGCATATATTAGTGGTGACTCATTGAATGTTGATTACATTCCAGGTTCTGATGTTGGTGTAGGAACAACTGGTGTTCTCAACGCAATGGTAATCGGTGTTGGTAATAGTGAAACCACTGGTATTGGAACATTCGATTTGAATCATGCCAGACTTGAGGGTAGAAATACTACTATTTCATCCTCTGGATCTCCGACTGAAAATGTAATTGGAAGTTACAATAGTGGCGAGTATGATGTTGCTCACTTTATTGTTCAAGTAACAGATATTACCAATAATCAATATGCTTTATCTGAAGTCCTGGTTGTAGACAACTATCTCTCTGATGATGCATCAGGTGATACTTTTGACACTGAGTTTGGTGTTATTGAAACCAATGCTGGACTGGGAACAATCGGCACAAGACTTACTGGTGCTGCTGTTGGTGTTGCCGCAACTGTAGAGTTGGTATTTACACCACCAGCAAGTGTCGCTGCCCAAGCAAAAGTCTTTATGGTAGCTCTGAGACACGCAGATGATGATAAGAGTGAAATTGATTTCACTAATGGATCTATTGAAACTCGTTTCACTCAGTATCAAGGAACTGATAGAGACGTTTTGAGAGCATTTGAACTTAAGCATAGAACTGATCCAATTTTTGAAAGATACTTCCTTGGAGCTGACTCCAGTATTGTTAGCGTTGCTGACAATACTATTAGAATTCCGAACCACTTCTTTGTTAGTGGAGAGCAACTTACATATGTTCATGCAGGTGCTGCATCAACACAAGCGATCGGAATTGAGACTGCTTCATTCGTTGGTATTGGTGCTACTGATAAAGTTCCAGGAACTGTTTTTGCTGTTAAGGTTGATGATGACAAAATCAAACTAGCATCCACTGCAGAAAACGCTCTGAAGGGGACACCAGTGGTTCTAGACTTTACCAGCGTTGGTATTGGAACTTCCCATAGATTTGTATCGACAAATCAAAACGCAAAAGGCATTATTGCTATTGATAATGTTATTCAGTCTCCTATCGTATCAACTTCACTTACAACTCACCTCGCAAAAACAGCGACAACTAGTGATGATATAATTCGTGTTAGCACTGGTATTAACTCAATCTTTGGTGGAGATCTTCTCAAGATTGAAAATGAGATTGTTAAAGTTACTGGTGTCGGTATTGGTTCAACAAATGCGATTTCTGTTAATAGGCAGTGGTTGGGAACAACTCTTGTTGGACACACAACTGATAGTCTTGTCACTAAGGTTGTAGGAAACTACAACATTGTCGATAATATTCTTAACTTCGTTGATCCTCCAGTTGGACAAACTCCACTTGGAACATCAACAAATCCACCTGATGAAAGGGATTGGACTGGCATTGCAACTGGTTCATCTTTCCAAGGAAGAATCTTCTTAAGATCTGGTGTACAAGATTCAACAAATGAAACTTATTTTAGAAACCAAGTTCTTGACGACATTTCAGCAACATTCAACGGAACAAATAGAACATTTACCTTGCTAAGTGGTGGAGAAAATGTAGTAGGAGTTTCAACTGAAAATGGTGTTATTCTTGTCAATGATGTATTCCAAGCTCCTGGAGCAGCAAGTGATTATACAATTACAGAAAGTTCAGGAATCAGTTCTATCACATTTGCAGGAACTGCAACTTCAGTTTCATATGATGTTAATAGTTCTAACTTACCAGTTGGTGGTGTAATAGTTTCTGTTGGTATGACTGATAGAGGTCTTGGTTTCCAACCACTTATTTCTGCTGGTGGAACTTCAGTTATTTCTGGACTTGGAACTGTTTCCTCTATCAGCGTTGCAAATACTGGTTCTGGCTATAGAGCATCTAGTACTTATGAAATCGTGGTTGATACATCTGCTACGGTAGGTATTGGATCAACTGTTATTTTCCTTGAAAATACAAACAGTGTATTCAGTCTTTTAAATCTCCTTAATACAGGAACTAACTGTAGTATTGGAGTTGGAACTTTTATTGGAATTGGAAGTGTTATCACTTCTGTTGGTTCCTCATTCGTTCGTGTAGGAACTGGTGCTACTAGTATTCATGAAATACCCTCAGGAACACAGGCAGTTGTTAAAATTAGTGATCCTCAAATAGGAATTGCAAATGTAAGTGTTGCAACTAGCACTGTTGGAGTTGGAACATTCACCCATGTTGGATATTCTACGATTATCGCAGGTAGTATTTCTACAACAGTGACTATTACAAATCCAGGATCTGGATATACAACAACGATTCCACCATATGTTGTTGTAGATGATCCATTATCTTACTCAAATATTCCACTTGAATATGCATCTGTTTCTAGTGGAGTTGGAACTAATGCAAAAATTGATGTTGTTGTTGGGCAAGGATCTAGTATCATTGACTTTACAATTTCTAACACCGGATATGGTTATGTTTCTGGAGATGTTCTAACAGTTCCCATCGGAGGACTCACTGGTATCCCAACAACATCTTCTTATAGAGAGATGCTTCTCGATGTTCAAAAAACTTTTACTGACGAGTTTAGTGCATGGACATTAGGCACTCTGCAAATTCTTGATAGTCTTGATGATTTATTTGATGGTGACACGATTGCATTCTCACTGAAGCAGAGTGGAACTTTGGTTTCTATTAGATCTGCCAAAGGTTCTAAGATTAATGTTCAGGATGTTCTTTTAGTATTCATTAATGACACTCTGCAAGTTCCAGGAGAGGGTTATATATTTAATGGAGGTTCCACAATAACCTTTACTGAAGCACCTAAAGTTGGAGATACCTCTAAGATTGTTTTCTACAAAGGAACCGGTGCGGTTGATGTTGTATTCAGAGATATTATTCCACCAGTTAAAGTGGGTGATACTCTGCAAATTAAAGCAGATTTGACAAACAATCAAACATTTGATCAAACTGAAGATCCCAGAACTGTCAACATTATTAATTCTACTGATATTGTTACTACAAATCCATATTATGGACCGGGAAACACTGCAGATGAAAATCTTACAAGACCCGTAATACTATGTCGCCAAACAGAAGATATCATTCTAGACGAAACTCTTGTAGGAAAAGATAGAGAGTTGTATGAACCAGGTATTCAACCAACAGCATATATTATCAAATCTGTTGGTATTGGATCTACTGTAGTTTATGTTGACAATATTAGACCATTCTTCAATTCTCAAATCGAATCTTCAGATGGCGTTCTTACTTTCCAGGATAAGGTTACCTTACTATCACAAGATACCAAGATAGGTGCTGCTGCTACAGCAATTGTTTCTGGACTTGGAACTATTTCTTCTATATCAATCTCTACTGGAGGTTTTGGATATGCGACCACACCAACAATAAGCATTGGAAACACTGCACAGTCAGTTGGACTTGGAACTACTGCAACTGCTACTGCATCAATAACCGCAGGAGTTGTGACTTCAATTACACTTACTAATGTTGGAACTGGATATACAAATGTAAAACCACCTCAGGTTCTTGTTTCTCCCCCAACATGTCCAGTTGAAACTAATAATGTCGCTTCTTTCTCTGGAGACAATGGTATAGTTGTTGGATTTGGAACAACAACTTCAGGATCCGATATTCAGATTGTTTTAGATCTTCATGTTCCAAGTGGATCTTTTATGAGAGATGCTTCCTTAGTTGGAACAGCAGTAACTCTCAGTGGAATTGTTGCAAATGATTACTTAATGATATCCAATTCAAATATTGGTGTTGGTTCTACATCAATTACATCTAAAGATATTGGTGGTAACAATATTGGAATTGGAACTAGTTTTATTGATAACATTTATCAAGTTGCTTCAGTTTCCAATGTAGAATCTACTATCACTGGAATTGGAACCACAGTGGTCAGAAGAGTTCAGATGACAGTAACTGGATTTGGAAACACTACCGGTTCTGCATACACAACATCAAATTATATGGGTGATTATAGTTGGGGTAAAATTAATCTTACCGGCAGAAGCGAGAGTAATGCTTTCACTTTCTACGGAGATAATGGTGTTGGTGGTATTTCTACCTCAGCACTTGTTAGAAGAACAAATCCTCTAAAATTCTCTAACTATACAGTCTAAATATCTCTATGTGTTTCTACACGACCAATAAATAAGTAAAAAGTCTTCTTCAAATGGCTGCTATCATAACTGATCAGATTAGGATATTAAATGCAAAGAATTTTATTTCTGATGTAACGGATAATTCCTATTATTCGTTTATTGGATTGCCCAATCCTACTGATTATCAATCTGACTGGAATAATACTCCGCCGTCACCGAAAGATAATTTTGATCAAGAGAATGATTATTGGGATACCATGATCGCTCTTAAGAAGATTAACACTTCTGATGTTAGACAGGTAGTTCCTAAAATTAATTGGTCTTCTGGTACTACATATGACATGTATCGTCATGACTATAGTAGAACAAACACTGCTAAAGTTTCTGGTGCAACAAACCTATATTCTGCAACATATTTTGTAATTAACGATGATTATCAAGTTTATATTTGTCTGCAGAATGGAACTGATCCAGATAATCCAAATGGTAGACCATCCTTGGATGAACCAACTTTCACTGATTTAGAACCAAGATCAGCTGGAACTAGTGGAGACGGTTATGTTTGGAAATATCTTTATAGAATTAAACCAAGCGAAATTGTAAAGTTTGAAACTACAGATTTTATTCCTGTTCCATCTGATTGGTCTGTTGGAACAGACAACGCAGCGGTTAGAGATAATGCTGTAGATGGATCTATCAAAATTGTCACAGTTACTAATCGCGGAGTTGGTTTAGGAACTGCAAACCGAACATACACAAATGTTCCGATCAGAGGTGATGGGACAGGAGCAACATGCACCATTGCTATTAACAATGACCAAAAAGTTGATACTGTAACTGTTTCCAATCAAGGTTCGGGATATACATATGGAAATGTTGATTTAGTGGGAGGAAGTGTTCCAACTGGAACAACTAGACCAACTTTTGACGTTATAATGTCTCCACAAGGAGGGCATGGAGCAGACATTTATAGAGAACTTGGTGCATATAATGTTCTCCTTTATTCTAGAATAGAAAATGATAATGAAAATCCAGACTTTATAACTGGAAACCAAATAGCAAGAATTGGCATTGTACAAAATCCAGAAGAAAGTGTTGGAACTGTATTATCTGGAGATAAAGCAAGTGCTGTTCCTGCTTTAAGATTAGTTGGTGCAGGATATAGTTCTGCAACATTTACTGCAGATTCTTATGTTACACAAACTGTTGCAACAGGATCTACTGCTGTTGGTCGTGTTATTAACTATGATCAAACAACAGGAGTTTTAAAATACTGGCAGGATCGCTCAGTTTCTGGTTTTAATACTGTTGGAACTGCTCAAACTCAACCAACTTATGGTTTTGATCTGACAGAATTCACATCTGTACCATCAACTGGTGGAAATTTGACTATCGTACCATCTAGTGGTTCTAATTTAGCAATTGATACCTCTTTTACTGGTGTTAGTACAGTAATAAATAATAGGACATATTATCTTGGTCAAACATTTACTGGCGGTGTTGCGGATCCAGAAGTTAGACAACATTCTGGAAACATCATCTATGTAGACAATAGACCTTCGATTACTAGGTCATCCAACCAAAAAGAAGATATCAAAGTCATTTTGCAGTTCTAAAGGATTATGCCACAGCAAACGAACCTCAACGTAGCACCATATTTTGACGATTTTGATGCGAATAATGACTTTCATAAAGTATTGTTCAAACCTGGATATCCTGTTCAGGCAAGAGAATTAACAACACTTCAATCAATTTTACAAAATCAGATTGAAAAGTTTGGCAAACACTTCTTTAAAGAGGGTGCCAAGGTAATTCCAGGTAATACTGGATATAGTCAGTATTACTATGGTGTTCAATTAGTTAATAGTTTTAATGGAGTTCCTGTTGAAGCATACGCTGATCAACTTGTAGGAACCAAAATAACTGGGCAAAATTCTGGTGTCACAGCATATGTTGATAAAATTCTTTCATCAACAGATTCTGAAAGAGGTAATCTTACACTTTATATTAATTACCTAAGTTCCAATACCACTAATAATGCAACTCAAACTTTTTCTGATGGAGAATCTTTAATTTGTGATACTGTACTGTCATCTGGTCTTCTTGGCAATACAACTATTGAAGTTGGAGCACCTTTTGCAAATACATTGCCTGCTACAGCTGCAGTAACTGGTTCATCTTTTCAGATTCAAAATGGCATTTACTTTATTAGGGGTCAGTTTGTAAACGTAGCGACAGAAACCCTAATTCTAGATCAATACAATGCTTCTCCATCTTACAGAATTGGTCTATTAGT